GGTTGGTGGAAGGAAGGCAGAGATTAATTGGGAGATGTCTTGAATTCGTTCAAATTGTGACTTAATGTCTGGGACCTCAGGTTCAACCTTACGCATCTCTCTAACTTGAAGGGGAATTCCACCCAATCCCCCAATTTCTTCAGTGATAGCCAATGCCCTTGGAGCGAAGTGGTTTCTTATGAATTCATATGCATCAAAGAGATGGACAACCAATCCTATATCGTAAATCTGTCGGTAAAACGCCGACATGTTTTCTAAATTTCGCCTCAAAGAATTCAGCAATTGAGGGTTACGGTGAATATTCACGAAAATTTCACGAACACGGCTGTATAGATTAGCCAAATCTTCCCCACGACCCATGAACACACTACCTTCATTAACAAATTTGTCAATATTACGGATGGCATCTATAAGGAGCGGTGCGTAAAATTCAAGCAGTGCATAAACCATGTCATTTACCCTTGCAGTATCTAAACCAGATACCATTAAACCTGCTGTGTCAGTAAAAATTTCACTTAAGGCAATAGGCAAAGGATTATCTCTTTCCATTCTATTCCTTGGCGACAATAAAATGTTTTGCGCTCTTTCATCATATAAATCGTCAAATGCCTTTATCCGTGTATTGGCATTTTGAGATGTATGATATACATAAGAGGCGGACATAATTTTTAATTCATCAGGCGTAACATTTAACTCATGAGTGAACCTACTCAAAACCCAATGGGGAAGAGCGAATATAAATTCACGCAACCTTTGTGTGAATTCGTTAACGGCTGTTTGTAGCCTGTTAATGTCCCCCTCAAACATATGTCGGACTTCTTCAGGGATAAAGTCACGAATGATGCGGGGGATATTGTTCCAGAACATAACCTCATCCAAATACTTACCAACAAAATGCTCAGGCTCAATCACCTTGAATATATCTATGCCTTGTATGAGCGCCTGAGATATAGGCAAATCGCTTTCACGAATTAATCCGATGATTTGATTAATGAGTTGGTCGGTTTCAGGAATAACCTGCCTGATGCGCCCTATAACTTCCTGGTTTACATTAAGTAATGCATCGTAACTGCTAAAGAGAGGGATAATAACTTCACGAATTCGTGGGTCTTTTGTGACTTGTAAATCTGTTGTCAAGACTTTAAACCAAGACCAGAAATAGTGCGTGAGTTTGCGTGTTTCATCAGACAACCCCTGCCAACCGTGCATTCTAAATAGGTCATAATTCCTTACATCAACAAGCAAATCCGACACGACATCAGAAGCCCAATTCAACAAACTACCAGCAGTATTTAGGAAGTAATAGCCGAAAACTACATAGTAACTATCCTCGGAACGACTATGTCTTGTAAAGTAAGGTGCAGCCCTTCTTTGTTCAGCGTCAGGGGTCAACAAGAAATAAATGCCTCTGACCAATCGCAACATGTTTTCTCTATCCCCAACATCACGAACATCGGGAAGCCTTCTAAGGAAATTGTGAACATTTGTCATTTCCTTTCGTAATTCTATATCTTTCCCCCAACCAATTCGGAAATGGGAATATCCTGACAACAAATCAGGAGTTGGGTCTAATGTATGGATTAACTTGTGTGTCAACTCATGAGCAATAGAGGATGGTCGGATGTGGGAAAATGTGAGATAGATAGCATGAGGTCTTAGTGGGTCTACAATTCCAACTTCCTCATCTGGACGAAGCCTATCTATGTATATGAAACCAACTGGTGTTGAAGTAAATACAGTGGCGAAAGTAACCATATCTTCATTATCCCCATATTGAGTTCGGATAATGTCACGCAATTCATTAGCAATATGAGGTAAAGTTTCTTCAACTGGTGGAGCAGTAAACGGAACTTCAACATCCCAAGTAACAGGTTCAGGAAACATTTGTATCGCAGAATATAAATCATCACGAATTTGTCGTGGAATTGTTTCCTCTATATCTGGACGACTGCGTAAGTAAGCAACTAATACTTCACCTGTCCTTGGAAGTTTATGCCTTCTCCGTGAGTATTCCATAGACAAATTGAAGTAAAATCCGAACAAATCCATGAGGGTTTTGTCACTGATTTCCATTCGGAAAATATCAGGAGCCTCTTTTTCAATCCGAAGCGGTGTAGGTGAACCTTCCACAATCTTGACTTTCATGCGATAACGCAATCCAGACAACCAATTACCTAGCGATGTTTCTACAATATCTTTTCGCCCCTCTCCATAGGCATACAAAAGCCGAGAAATCCGTTTTGCCATAGAAACAGGTAACGCCAATAGGTGCAATTCCAAAATTGAGAACGGGTGAAACTCAATTCCTAAGACATGACGCAACCCAAACGAATATAACCCAACCCAGAAAGGAATATCGGGGTTATCGCCCCAGTATAAACGAATGTAATCATCTAAATCCTCTATGGCAGCCAAACGAAGAGCCCTTAATGAACGATACCTTATAGCATCACGGGCGTCTCCATACCTCAGCACCAACCAATCAAACTTTCTTTCTCCTATTCTTTCCTGACGAAGCATATCAATAACCTCAAAGAAGTAAGGAGGAATGACACTCAAAACCATCTCCTTTATGCGTTCTCGGATATTAGGGTCTTTCAGAGCACGCTTGTAAGCGTCCTTGTTTTCATACCAAAGTCTTAAGTAACGAAGGACATCATTGTATCCAGCAAACAAGTCACTAACTTTACCCCAATCAAGACCAACTGTATCAGATGTCCTACCTCCCAACAACCATATAACTGCATCGGATAACTGTTTGGCACTTTCAGGCGTCACATCGCCTTTAACACCAACAACAACCCATAATGGTGGTGTATCAGCACCCAATTGCTCGTCTACCATGCGGTAAACGAATGGTAACCAATTCTCGGATTTCAATTTATTGACGGTTGATTGAACTTGCTCTGGCGAGGAAATTTGAGCGATTGCAAGTTTGACAGGATAATTCCCAAACACTCTCGCCTCTATGTCGCTCACACGGTTGAAGTAATCATGGCTAAAAGGAATGATAGGCAACAGTGCAAGGAAAGATGCTCGTTGAATATCAGTTGTTCCGATAAATGTGGGAATTTCTCCAGGAACTTCCACTCGGGGTCTTTCAGGCGGAGAAACTTCAGGCATGCGCATCTCTCGGATGATGGCATCGTTAGCCTCTCTATCCAACCGTGCTTCGGCAATAGCCCGCTGCATAACCCTAACTATGTTGGACATCAATTCCGTTGACACATTTTTGACAACATCTAAATTCCCTGCAGAAGAAAATTGCTTCTCCGCTGTTCTATACAACACAGAAATCTCTCTCCTAAGTTCCCGTGCCATTTCTGGTGTCAGCAAACCGTAGCGCTCCATGTGATACAAAATAAACTCTGCTTTCCTTGCAGCGGTTTTACTTGCCTGCATGTAATCAAGTGCTTCTAAAGCCTTAGTAACCCCTTCAGCACTATCCCCGTAAATTCGCCTTGCAGCGTTAATTAAGCCTCGGGCATCGCTCGCTGCTTTCTTATCACCTACCACTCTTGTGAATATGAAATTAGCGATTTGTTGAACATCATCTAAAGTTGGCTGAGGAAGTTCACGAGGTGGTGGTTCAGACACTATTACCATAGGATATGTTGGTATAGCCCTGATTGCTTCCCCTGATGGAGGCTCTTTCCCGAAGAGATAGAAAACTTCAAGGGCAACACGGTCAGTAAGACCTGTGCGAAAGGCTTCATCCATATCAGCATATAACGCATCTATAACTTTCTTCGCAGTTCCACGAACGGCAGCAGCAATAGGTTTAGGAACTCGGGTTGGTGCTTCCATTAACCCCTGTCTAACTGTGTGGTGAAGCAATAACGAAACACTAACAGCAAGGTCTTGAATATCTAACCTTGCGGTAGGAGCGAATGCTTTCTTGTATTCAGGTAACTCATGAAGTTGGCTTAAAACTTTACGACGAAGATTTTCTACACCCTCAAAAGTTTCCCCTATCCGAGTATGAAGTCGCAAGCCAAGTAGTTGGTCGGTAATAACGCCTGTAACAACCCATGCCATTTTGCGAGCAAGTGGTTCGTCATATCCTTCATCGGTTAGAAACTTAACAGCAAGCCTGTGGATGGTTTGGAAAAGTTTTTTGACATTCTCAGGTGTTATGCGGGAAGCATCCTCTATAGCAATGCTTTTCAAATCATCAGGTAAAAGGCGGTAAACCCCCGTTGCAACTCTGCGAATAACGGATTTGCGCTCTTGAATATCTTGCAAGGCTGCTCTCCGTGCCCCGATATAATCGTTGTAGATTTCATGTAATAGCGTGCTTGCATATTCGCTTCTGAAAAGACGGTTAAACGCAGAACCCCATTCAGCGAGTTGCCGTGCTGCTTCTTCAGGGCGCAATTTAGGAGAAAGAAAACTGTCTACACCTAAGATGTCCGTGAGTAACTGACGGAAATTAGCCCAAACAACATACTCAATCTCTGGAGGTGCTTGAAAATCAGGAACAGGTATCCCAGCCCGTCTCGCTAAATTCTTACCTACCCAACCTAGCACTGAAAATCCAGAACTCATCGTTAATCCCGTCAATAACCCCGCCAAATAATCTCGTTCGTCACCTATTTGGGGTGACATGAAAATCGCACCTGTTACTGAACCAGAAAAAGCGCTGTAAAGGGTGTTCGCCACAGACAAAGAACGAGACATTGTTTGGGCAATGGCTTCGGCTGCCAATTGAGGCTTGAAACCTTTCTGAATGAGGTCTCCCAAAGCAGGGTTAGGTTTTGTGATAGCCTTCGCAATTCTTTCCATAACCGTTGCGCCTTCTGCTTTCAGCGCACCTTCAATCGCCTTCCGTGTCAAATACTCACTTACTCTGGGAACAACAAAAGGACGAAGGAATTCTTCAGGTTGACCAAAGATAGTCCATGTCGTTGCGGAAGCAACTTTTGAAAGGATATTTGCTGCACGAGCAGAAATTTTCCCCGCTCTCGCTGCAGTGGAAACTGCCTCTGATAAACTTTGCGCAATTTTCCCACCTGTTGTTATCGGAATGAGAAATCCAATCGTAGGAGACTTCATAATAACACTATCAACAACGGCAGAGAATTGAGGGTGACTAACTGCTTCCTTGGCAATATCCAACATAGAAGAAAGGAGAACATGTTGAGCGTAAAGATACCATCCATATCGGGTAGGTTGCTTTGACTTCTTATCTATTTCGTCAGGGGCAACGGCGAGCAGGAAGTTGAAAGCGTAGTTTTGATGATAGCGTCGGAATTCAGGATGTTCGGATAAAGCCCTTGCTGCTGCTAAAACCGCCCGTGACCTTTCAGCGAACCACTGCTCTATTGCTTTCCGAGCCTTCGTCTCTCTACCGAATAATCCCGCAATGTAATCGCCAATCGCTCCTACCATCTCAAAAAGACCACCTACAATGTCTATCATACCGCCTCCGATAGTATCTATGATGTGGTCTATAACCGCTCTTGGTTTAACAGGTAATGTTTCGTGTAACAACCTACGAACAACTTCTCTCTCAGGTGCTTCAGGTGTGTGTTTGTAGTATTCATTTGTTACTTCATCTATACGGTGTCTCAGATACTCTCTGTAAGGAACTTTCCGCAACTCCCCTGTCTTGGGGTCTCTAATTGTGTAATCTCGTTTAGGGTCTAATGCTGCAGGAGGAATAATCATCAATGACGCTATAACATCTTTGATAATTCCAACACCCAATTCTTTAAAGAAAGTCCCTACGGCAACACCAAGTTCCTTTGCCCGTTCTAATGCCGTTCTGGGACGCTCCTTCAATGACGGAACTAATTGAGGTAAGTTGACTATCCATTGCTTAAAGGTATTCTCCAATTTCCTTTGCAACTCGGCTTTTTTCTGTGGGTCTCGTTCAGCGACAATTTGGTTGTGCAAAGGCAAAACTTGTTTGAGCAAAGCGGATGTTTGAGAAATAAAGGCAATGCGTTCGGCTGGAGACATCCGTTCCCACAATTGCGGGAAACCAGGCACAAAACGGTTGAAGAAGTGAGAAACTATCTTTTCATACTCGTTAACAGGCGTGTGACCAGGTAGTGGTGTGTATTGATATTTGACAGGTGGCTCTTTCCCTTCACGCCTATATTGCTCTAACAAGCGGTTAAACGCTTGTCCCGCAGCAAGATATTGAGGCAACGCAAAGAGGCTTTGATAGATAGTTGAAAGTGCAGGTGCTTCGGGTTGAACTTTTTGAATGTGGGGAGGTGGAACTCGTGTTTCTGGAGTGACACCAAGGAATTTTGCAAGTTCTTGAAGCGTTGTTGTTCTGATTTTCTCCGCCGACTTAGGTAAGTGTTTTTGGACGAGCGCAATGGCTTCATGAAGTTTGCGTCGCATTACATCACGATTGACTTTAGGATAGACTTGATTGAAGGCTCGTGGGTCTCTCAGAACATCATCTAATAAAGCAGGTCTATTCCAGTATGTTGCGTAGATTGCAAATGTCTTTGCAACCCGCTCTCGGAAATCTTCAGGCGAAGCATCTGCGGGGATGTCCTGAAAGATGTCGGGATGTGTCCTACGAAGCCTACGGTTTAATTCATCAAAATCAGCAAACACACGAGGGAGAAGATAATCCAAATCAAACAACTTCTTTGCAGTTTCAGGCGTTACCCCATATTTAGGAAACCTGCTACGGTTAACCTGAAACAAGCCAAACGAAGTCCCTCGGTCACCCACTATATCGGGTCTGAAATCGCTCTCTATATTGGCAATGGCAAGCAATGCAATGATTTGCGGGAGGCTGTAACCCCGCCTTAACGCTTCCTCAATTATCCTTTCAACAATGTAATCCTTAGACGCAGTTTTAGGTTTTGCTTGTGGGCGAGTAGTAGTTCGTTGCACGGCTTCATCACCTCAATCATAACCATGTCGCCCTCCTTCGTCTGCAATGTATGTCGCTCCTATTCTAACACACAATTTCCATAAACGCAAGTCGGCTTCAGAACGGAACAACATCACTATATTTCGGAGGCTGTTTCCTCCTTTGTTGCCCTGTTGGAGGTTTAGGTGGAGTTTGAGGTTGTGGCGGAGTTTGTGGTTTGGGTTGAGTTGGCTTGGTAGTAGGCTTTTGAGTTGGTGGTTGCATAGCAGGTATTGATGGAATAGGGGCAACTAACGGAACTCCCAATGTATCCAAAATGGTATCCAATTCATCTAATTGTTTGACGATTTGGCTTATTATAGCCTTGGTTGTGGCATCATATTTGCCTCTGGATAATACTTCGTCTGAAAGAACCTTCAACCGATTGAGTATATTGCTTGTCTCTCCAGCCAACAACTCAGACACTCCAGGAGGTAAATCTATGAACATTCCTTTCTGCTGCAGATTTGCGTAAGCGTTTAAGAGCCCAGTAAGCACTCTCACTTGCTCTATAGCGTCCTTTCCTTGATTAGCCATATTAAGCGCACGCAATCTTTCTCGGATGATGGAAAGAGCCAAACCGATGACCTTTATTTGAGAATTGAAGTTGAAAGTATCACGGCTTAACCGTAGCCTTTCCTCTTGTAATCTCAGTTGAGCCTCGGCTAATGTTAACCGTTTCCGACTAATCGCCATTCTTTCCTGAACATGAGGAGGTGCTCCCTTCCAAGGGTCAGTTTTTATGATTTCTCCGATACTCGCAATTAAATCTTTCGTGGTAGAGTTAAGTTGTTTCAAACTCTCGGCTCGTGCTTTCAATGCATCCCTAATTGCCCTTAATGCGCCTAAATTATATTCAACCTCTGGGATACCTTTAAATTGCTCAAATTCTCCAATCAGCCTATCAATACCATCAGCAAGCGATGAAATAAACGAAATGATTTCGTCGTTGGTGGCTTCTGCAATTCTACCACGAATTTGGGCTAATCCTGCCACCGTTTCAGGTGCTACCTTACCCAAGATGGCAGAAATCTCTCTCAAATTCAGCGTCTCCAAACTACGCCTTATTGTGTCAGGTCTCAGTATCGTGAGGCTTACTTGTATGATTGGTTGCAAGGCTTTAACGATGCGCTCAACTGTTCGGTTTACTGCTGTTGATAAGCCCCGCTCCATATCCCCTAAAACTCTAACGGTGTTGCTGTAATATTCAGCCGTGACAGGAAATTGTTCCATCCGATTTATCACGCCCTCTAAATTACTTAATTGCATCTCTAAATCGCTGACATCTTCACCTAACACCCTCATTCTTTCAACAAGTCGTTTCAAATTAGCCATGCGCATCCTTAATGTTTGAGCAAAAGCCTTTCGGTGCTCAACTTCACCTCGTAACAGACCTCTAATCTGTTCGGCTTCCCTTGGGGAAACAAATCCTACCCTTTCAAGCCGTGTTAATGTCATGTCGGCTTGGTCGGATGGCAAAGTTTGGAGAATTTTAAGAAGTTGCGTTTGGATGACAGCGTTGACGGCTGAGAAATAAGGTTCAGGGAGATGTTGAACGGCATTTTGCTTGACACGGAAAAGGTCATCTATAGATGTGGCGTTTGCTGCAGTTTGAGATAACATATTTGCATACTCTCTCACTTTCTCTAATTCATGAGTGTATTCCTCACTTTTTAACAACCGCTGTGTAGTCCATACATCATGAGCGAGTTTCCGTTGTAGTTCAAACCTTTGTAGATGTTGCTGCTCGGCAAGTTGTTCACCTTCTCGCAATGCCCTCGGCGCAAACTCTCGGATAAGTCCCATCATCCTCTCAAATCTCTCTGGCATCATGCGTGCAAAAGTCAACAATTTCTGCCAGTTGCGAGGGTCGGCAAAGTATTGCCTTAACTGTTGTTCAAAAGGAGATGGGGGAGGTAATGGCGGAGGTTCTGTTTGAAGCAGGATAGGTGGTGGAGGCACATCTTCATACTTAGGAGGTTCTTTAGGTCTGGGAACGAACTGGGGGAATTCAATTCCCGTTGGTTCTAAAGGTCGCTTTACAGGCAAAGGTTCACCTAAAGGTGGTGGTGTCGGTTCTATAAATATCGGTTGAATTTCCATTTCGGGTTCAGGAACTATAGGTGCGGGAAGTGGTCGGAATGGCACAGTCGGAAGCGGGGGTAACATTTGCTTGAATATTTGAACAAGAGCCGTTGTAGGGTCTGATAACCACAAAGGTATCAACTCAGGCGAAAACAACGGTATGTTTGTAGGTTGAGCAGGTTGTGGTGTTCGTTGGATTGGAGGCATCCTTACTGTTCACCTCACCACATAACTATATCACGAAGTATCCGATGTGCCCAAGTCGCAGTTCTCGGAATACCCCATATACTCGCAATCACATCCCCAATAATATCCGTGTCAACACTACCTCTTGGAGGGACCAATCCAGTAAGGCTGACAGGTGGAATTAACGAACGCCCTCTACGAGCACCGAAAAGACCTGAAGATATATCTGGCGGGACAGTTATCTGGGGAACGCTTTCTGGTTGAGAAGGCGTTGGTGGAGCGAAAGGTGATGGTAATTCAGGCATCCAACTTGCTACTAACTGAAAAAATCTCTCAATATCCTTAGGCTTCAACCCCGTTGCCCGTTGGACATATTCCTTGAAAGGTTCAAATTCCAAGTAGTTAGCCACAACATCGGGTCCTACCCGCATCATCAACTCCATGAAATCATCTAACGCCTTTTCCCTCGCCGCCTTCCGCATCATCATCGCCCCTATGACATTTCGGAGGATAAAAGCAAATGGGTCTGGCTCATAATACATCTCCCACCTACTTGGTGTCATTATCGCTGTTGCAATGCTTTCCAAAACTTCAGGCGAACGGAATGGCATGTTTCGTCACCTCTCTTTGCTATCCGAATAACCCCCCGAAAATCCCCCCAAGCAACAATGGGGGAAGAATTTGTTCTAATGTGCTTGGTGGTCTAACTACTTGTTGTGGTGAAACGAAAGTTCCAACAAATGGTTGAAGGGCACTCGCTAACATGGTGTATGGTGTGAAGTAAAGTTGTTGTTGTGCTGCCATCATCCTCGGTAGTGCTTCCGTCGCCCACTGCATCAATTGTCGTTGTGCTTGCAATTCCTGCATCCCCATTTGCCCCAATTGAGCCTGCCAACCCCTTTCTGCTTCGGCTATTTGTCGCCTCATGACCTCTGCTATCGCCCCACCTGTAGGTGCCCCTGTTGCTGCTGCTAATTGTTCTCGTGTCATTTCTAATTGTCTCCTGAGTTGTTGCTCAAATAACGGTCGCATCAAATCGGCAATTGTGCTGATAGCGCCTGTGATGTTTGGTTGTTGCGGTCCTGCGGTTGTAGGTTGTCTTGATACAGCGGATTGTTCGCTAGGATGCACCCATCTAAGTCTAAATCTACGAGGAAATCGTTTTCTATTATAACCACCAGTTGGCAACTCAGTTACATCCATTCCTGGCATTGCTAACGACATCAAGTTTTGGAATACTCCAGCGGGAATTCCTGTCGGCAACGCACCCCCTCTTATCCCTGCAGCAAGGTCTTGCCACATCCCATATAGTTGATTAAGTGCAGGATGGGCTTGAATTTGTTCTGGTGACAAATAAGGAACTTCTAAAGTTGGTTTTATAGTCTTAGGCTTTTTCTTTCCTTTCCTTCCTGCAAGATAACCTACCCCCGCAGCAGCAACAATAGGCAACATTATAAGTCACCTCGTTTACTCGTTAACAAGATGTGCGGTTAACTGAGATTTAGCAGGACGACCCCGACGCCTTAGTGATTGTTCAGGAGTATTTGTGACTTCACCTTCAGAACTACCACCAGAAGAACCCTCAGGTTTTGATGCTTCAGCACTGGGTTCGGCAATCCCTGCTTTGACGAGCAATTTCATGTGCTCCGCCATAACGAAATCGTAAAGCCCAATCTTCTTGAGTAGTTCGTCCCTTTCTTTAGGAGGCAGTATAGTGCCACCTTGCTTCACGATGATGCCCGTTTCCGTCTTGTCAATCTCAACGATTTGGTTGTCAACAAAACAAGTCAACCATGCTAACATCTAAAGTCACCTCCGTTTTCTTCGGACATGGCGTCGTGGTCTAGGCACTGTTGGGGATGGTAGTGTAGGCACTCGTTCTTCAGAAATTTCGTCAGGAGCACCTACCATCCCTACGAGCATCTCAACAGTTGTAGTGCGTCGCCTGCGTGTCCGTGTTCGCCTTGTAGCCTTCTTCTTTTTTCGTGGCATTGATTGTCACCTCAATTATTTTTTCCAATAATGCCTCCTTAGTTCTTCGTGTTGCCTATCATCCTTAGGCAACCACCTTTTCTTGTGTTCGTTTACCTTTATGCCCCACTGTTTACATAAGTGGTCAACATAATCCAGCATCCGTTTGACCACCTCTAACGGCACTTCACAACCATCAGGATAAAAGAAATGACCGCCTTGTTCGTAAATTGGCGGATGAAAGGGAGCGAGATAAACCCGATAAGGTTTATCTTTTTGGAATGGCATGTATCTCGCCCCCCTTTCAACTATCCGCTATTTGATGTCATCACACATTCTCTACTCCGATAACTTGCCGTTGCTGCGGAATTGGAATGCCATGCCACTTGGTAAATACAGTAACATCCGCAGTCAAACCCGTCCCAACTGCAGTCGTAATCCTAACTCGGAGGGCATTCCCAATAGCGACATAGAAGGGTTCAATTGTTTGGGTATTGAATGTGGAAACCGCTGGGAAACTTACAGTTCGGCTCGCTGCAACTGAACCGTCGGGATTGATGCTTTCCAGAGTAAATGTAAGCCCTGAAGGCAACGACGCCGATGGATTGCTTACACCTACCCCGACAACTGCCACACCCATAACCTCCATACCTGGGTAGAGACCCGATGGAACTGGAGGTAAAGTTGTAACAACTCCCGTTGAACTGACAGAGACACCTTCTCGTGTGATGGCGTTTAAAGCCTCATATTCAGCGCCCAAAGGCATAAAAATCACCTCGCTCAGTCTAATTTATTCTAACCACTGGTGAAGTGAATGACACGGCACTCACCTGGATTAGGTGTATCCCAAGTCAGTGCCCAACCTCCTGAGAAGAACCAACCTACCTGCTTAACACGACCGAAAGTTCCAGGCACAACCTCAATTCTGATTTCTTCAGGAACTGAAATGACCTCAATGATGGGGTCAAAGGCAAGGAAAATCGCCTCAGGGGTTTTAGTAGTGCCAGTTCCAGCAGCGTGGGATAACGCTTCGGAGTTGTTCGTTTGAACGAACCGACAACCATACCAATGGGCGATTTCGCTGCGGTAGAAAATATCAGGCGAGGTGTATTTTAGGAACTGGTCGGAGATTTGGTCGTGGAGAACTCGGATGGCTGCGCCGTGAGCGATGCAGATGTAATTCGTTCCGTCGTAAGGTGGAACCTGAAGAGTAAGTCGCATAAAGTCAATAACATCCTTGACATGGGCGTTGGTTAAACCAGGTGCACCTGCTTGGGGATATGGAGGCGATGTCACAATGGTGACAGCAGAGGCGGATACAGGGATTGCCTTGATTGGCGTGGATTTGAAAACCTCAGCGACCAGCACATCCAAGTTGTGAGCCATATTCATCTTGAGGGTATCAATCAGTATCGTTTGGACATCCCACTCAGCAAAGCGTTCCAACCGCTCCGTCCATTCAACATAACCGCCATAATCTTGAATGATTACCTGACCCCTCGTAACTGCAGGGGTAGGTAACGGGATAAGTTGTTCTTGTTCACCAATGGCACGAACTCGGGTTGTTACACGACCGACACGATTGAAGTAGTGAATTTCACCCTTGCGGGCTTCACTCCCCTCGGGGCGTGTAAACTGACGAAATTCATACAACGGATAAGTCGCACGACGCAATTCATCGCTGAGCGTCGGAAAGGTCAAGTAACCAGCACCAGCAGGCTGATACAAAACCCATCTTTGCCCTGGCATAGTTCAATCACCTCTTAAGTCTGAACTGTTTCAGTTTCTCGCCTGGGTAGAATACCTCCTTGTCTCTTTTTCTCAGCATCAGCAATTCTATCACGGATATACTGTCGCAATTGCTCCCTCCGAAGTTGCTCAATGTAACTTTCAGGGACAATGCGGATGGCAGTTTCTTCGTTCAAAGGAATTTCAACACCAGGAAACTTTTCTTCTGTCGTTGTCGTCCCCCCTACGGATGGTGTAACTGCACCGCTACCAGGTAAGACGACAGGCGCTTGAGATTGAGTTCCGATGTTCACTCCGAGTGTTGATAGTTTTGCTTCAATTGCCTCGGCACGCTTCTTCAACGCTTCATTCATATAAGCGATGGCGTCCTCCCACGAAATATTTGCCTGTTCGGATTGCTTTTGTTGTAACCAAACTGCAATGTCGTGAGCCAAACCAGCACGAAGTTCATCTTTCCAGGCATCAAGATAAGGTTTCTGTTGGATAACTTGGGTAATCATGTTATTGACGACACCTGTAATATATTGCTGCCACATGTAACTTTGCCACATAGCCAATTGTTGTTTCAACGCTTCAATTTCCTGTCTAAGGTCGTCTTTAGATGCCGTTTGTTGCTGTCTTTGTGTTTCATTGGATTGCTGGTCTCCAATGAGCGACGAATAATCTTGTGCCTCCCATAACCATTCATCCTGACGGGTTTCATCTTGCATCTTTAGACACCTCCGTGCTTGCAATTCACAATTTAATTATCCCTTCTCTACGCCACTCATTATTCTGACGCAACCGTTTCAAAAACGCAACAGCCACTTGCAACGCATCGTAAATCAAAAACGCCTTCTTAGGTTGACTAAGTGCTATAGCAGGTCCGAGAATTTCCAACCACTCAATTATTCTGTCAATTTCTTGCTCAGTCGGCACCTTCGGCAAATAAATCTTCACTCCTCATCCCCTCCTTAATTTTAACACTGAACTCACGACCGTTCCAGAAGGTAATCAAATTTCCGTTGTCTTTGATGAACGACACGATGTCAACTTTGAAAAACCCTCGTGGGTTAACTTCAGTCACTCCCAATCCTTGCCCCCAAATTCTACCGCTATCCCAGTGCGGTCTCTGTAAGCAAAGACATGGAATAACCCAACATCCCCTACTTTTACCGTAGTAGTCCATTTGAATGTAACTGTCGGCACGATGCCAATGACCTACTAACGCATTGCGCAAAACCTTCAAAAAAATTGAACGGGCAAGGTTGATTGTGTTACCTGACATTCGGATTTTATCTCCATGCATGACAAAGAATTCAGGGAAATGAACCGTTGGAACGGTGTCTTCCCCGACATATGTCGGCGTGTCTTTGTAATCAAGGACAATCCAGCATTGTTTAAATTTGTTCAGCCCGAGTAAATTGGGAAGTTGAATTTCATCCAAAACCGATAACTCAGGCGCCCTCGTCCACAAATACATCCGCATTCTTTCCTCATGGTTGCCCATCAGAAAAACCCACAACTCAGGCTTTAACCGAGATGTGAACATATCTAAGACTTGGCGGGCTTTTTGAATTTCCTCCCCTAACATTAATTTCCTGTGAGGGTTTTTGTCAAATCTGGATATAGCAAAGAAATCCACGAAATCGCCGTTGATTATAAGAATTTCGGGCGCTACTGCTTCTAAGACTTTGAGACACAACGAAATTGCCGTAGGGTCGTGATAAGGCACATGAATGTCATTTATAATGGCGACACGAATTGTCCGTTTAGGTATAATCCTAACTGATGTCCCTTTACTTACATGTTGGACATCAAAATACTTAGAGTTCCTAGGCATAATCATTGCGCCTCATCAAAGATGAATTCCATTTTCCACTTCTTCAACTCACCACGAATTCGTGAAATAGGAATTGCTAAGTTTACAGTCTCCCCAGTTCCTCGGGTTAACATGCCCGCATAATAACACTTACCTTCTACAACGACAAAAATACCTCCGCCACTTGAACCAGGCAACGCCGTCGTGGAAAGTTGAATGAAGGGCTTGTTGCGATACATCCGTGAGACAGATGAAATGACGCCAAAGGTAACGGAGTTCACGAGTTCACCTAACAAACTACCGCAGTGGTAAACAGGTTGTCCCGCATATATGGATATATTGGACGGTAGTGGTCTCGCACCTGAAGGGAAAAGGTCGCCTTCGTAAGGTTGGAGAACCGCTATGTCATGCCCTCCTTCTTCGTCTACAGGGGAAACTTTCAAAACCATACAGCGAACCCTAACTTCACCTGTAACAACCCCATCCTTCACTCGCTCCATAATTGCCATCACATCATCATACTCAACTTTCTTTCTGTCCTTATTATCCTCGTCATCAGAATACTGACGCCTAGCATGCCGAATGACATGGGAAGCAGTTAGAATGTAAACCCCCTTAGAGGTCTTGAATACAACACCTGAACCCGCTGAAACCCACGATGCCGTTGCACCGCCTATCCCCTCAAAGTAAGCAATTTGAACTGACGGCTTTAGAACACGGTTAGTTATTTCGTCCTCAGAAGGTAACTGTGTAACTGCAAACGCAGCAGCAAGTAAAGCGACGATAGTTAGACATAACACAAATCGCTTCATCTTACATCATCTCCTTCTACGAGCACGCCTTGTTCGTTTCATGGTTTTAACTCTTGCGGCACGAGCCAAACGGCGTCCTTTTGCAGTCCCTATATGTCTAAGTAAAGCAACTGCTTTGGTTCTCCCTCCTCTTGGTCCTTTCTTTCTTCTAATAGCAATCAAAATTTTTCGCCCAGGTTTTCCCTTAACTGGGATTACTCTATAACCAATCGTATCAGTGGGCTTTTCTCCCAACTTCTCTCGGACATACTTTCCTGTTTTATAGCGGTAGATTTCTCCAATTCGGATTTTACCTCTTCTACCTGACTTAGTTGCAGTCCTAGCCACAATCTATCACCTTCTTCGCTTGGGTTTGATGATTGACCTTCGGACTGGTCGTCTTTTCTTGACAACTTTACCGATACTTCC